CACGACAATGCCAGAATGGGGAGAGTAAGAATTACTCTCCCCTTAAACATTAGGAAGGAAGCATAGCCTCCAACTTACCGAGAGCTCCTGCGGGAGGTCGGGTCATCATTCGCTTGAATGATTCAAGCCTTAACTGACGGGCGGGTAAAGAACCGTCATCCAACGAGAAGCCTATCTTCTGAAGAGAAGCAACTTGATCGGCCGCGGATCGTTGAAATTCCGCTCGAGCTAAAAGCTCAGCAATAGCGCCGGGGTGTTTGGCCATATACATGGACAAACGTTTCTCGTCTTCTTTGGTAAAGGAGAAGAGATCGTCCCCTGTCCTCTTCACGGATGAGAAAGCCTCGAGAGACTCAATAAGAGGAAGGAGCAGAGGAGCAACTTTAGACCATTTAGGATGTTCCTTTAAACCATTCGCACGGGAAACAAAAGCTAAACGGGGGATCACATTATCAGTATAGTCCTCCTCATTACCAAAAGTCTGTTGAATGACTCTAGATATAAGGGGGACGGAAGGGCCAGGAGAGTCCATAGGAAGTATCTTTCGAAGGAAAGTCTTTCCCTCAACAAGTTCACCTACGGCACCTCCAAGTTTAAGGCCTTGGGCATACTGTTCTGGATCGATAGTCTTCGTACTTTTAAAGAGAATATCATCACCTTGTGACAAGATAACAAAGGTTCCCTTTTCCCAGTCGGTCATGAACTTCTCGTCTATCACTCTAAGAGAGGTCAAACAAGAAATCAGTCCAAAAAGAGAATCAGTTTCAGAAGTATCTTTCCAACCGGAAAGCATACCTACAGGGCCCTGTAAATCAGTGGCTTCATCAGAAGTACCGTTCCATGAAGGATAGGTAACACCTGCGAAATCTTCGCACTGAATCTTAACGTTCAAGCCCATAGGATCAAAGCCAGCCTGGAGAAGATAATGAAAGATCATCTTTCTAAAAGGAGGTGTGATCCTAGTGTCCATAGCAGATAAATCAGACTCGTAAGAAGTACCCTTAAAACCCTGAAAGTGTTTAATATAACGGGCTTCATGTTCCGGATCATGCCATAAACCAAGAATACCCTTACGAGCAGATTTCTGCTGAAGGGTGGATCTAGAGATTAGGACATTAAGCCAGAAAGGGATAATGAAAACGTGGCGCATCCGAGGGTATAATGAAACAGTACCTTGAGAAGCAGTCACACCAGCACCACCATCAGAGCGCCAATCAGGAGAAACCTTCTTAAAAGGACCAAAACGACGGTTGATTATAGCATGGAATGCCATACCATCGGGTAGTCCTAGAGAAGTACAAACCTGATTAGCACCACGAAGGTACTGCTGAACAGCTAAATGAGCCGGTTTTGTGGTATCAAGTTGAGGGAAGGCCTCGAACGTGCGAACCCTTGCCTCAGGAGAAGAATCACCTGAGACAGTGGAGGGAAAACCACAATTAGTGTCAAGAGGATCGAAGTCAGTGACTACAGAGGTAGCAAAGTCTTCTTTCCACGTGACAGCTTTTGCGTATTTAGCTATTACTCTCTTACAAGTATCCTGCCAGATGTCAGGAACCTCAAATATCGCATCGTGCGAAACAGGAGGGACCAAATACCAGTATGGAGGAATACCTCTTTGGGTAGTGATCTTACTAATATCGCCGTCCTCCTCAGAATGGGGAGAAAGAATCTCCTCAATCTCAGGAAGGACGCGATTAAGACCATTCCGAATTTCAATAAAATGATCCATATCCCTGTAGAGACGGGGAGAATGACCATTAAGAAATTCCTCATTCGTGAGGGAACGAGGGACGCCTTTATTCTTGATAAAACGGTAGTGTCTACCCAGAACAGGGGAAGTGATCTGAAAACCCATCTTCGAGAGTTGATTAATCAACGCCGAAGAGGAAAGTGTCTGAACGCCAGGAGGAATCCAACCCGAAATGAAAC